CCCAGTCATTACACATCCAGAAACATCAAAAGGAAGCGCGCAATTCATTGGTGAAGCGTATTGCGACGCAGAACTTGTTGAAAAGAGGGGAGCATACACAGTCCGTGTTGGGATACCAGTCGTAAGAGCACTAATATCAATGTCTCGAATAGCCAGAGCAGATCGCCCTGAGACCGAACGGTTAAAACACACGTCGTCATCATTCAAAACACACACTGCATAAGTACCTTCCTCAGCACCCCAAGTTCTTGAGGTTGGATACAACGCTGCTTCCGCAGGCGTTGAAGGAGGTAGAGCGATTACATCAGTAACTTGTTCAAGACCATCAACAATAAAATCGGGAGTACTAGTGTGAGTAACTGATTTAGATGCGGGACTTCTGTAACTAATAATAGTACCACCTTTATACAAAGTGGCAGTCGTGTTAACAACTTCAAAAGCAGCACCAATCAGTCGCCAGGCACCAGAATTAGTGCGAACAGGTATGGAGATGTCTCCATTAGCTGGATTTGCCACAGCACCTGTTATCCAGTTTTGTCCCGTTGCACAAGACAAAACATTAACTCCTCCGAAAATATAGTTTGCAGGATCAAGGTTTCGAAGAGCACCTTGATTGGTCAATTGAGCGCGGTAAAGGCGATTATCAACAGAACCTGGACCAGTACCTCCACCAGTAGCGTTATTAACTACCAAAGGTGGTGACACAGGATTGAAAAATACATGACAATCCCAGGTTCCTCCTGACACTAGAGAGGTCGGCTTTACTGCAGTCATATTCAAGTTTATGACTTGAACAAGAGAATTTGTTGTAGACATATCAGGATAACCATCACAAGTTATCGGCATGTCGTGGAAAGGGTCAGTTGCTTGAGTAAGCCAACTTAATCCACTCTCAGTAAGTTCTCCACTTCCAAGAAGGGAATCTAATTTACGTCTCACACGACGTTTCATCGGCATGTGAGTAATAGTTTGTGCATCGTGAGCGTCCATAATATAATAATTAAACGTTTAATACCCACCACGATGCATTTTGAAGATTGTTAAAAACACCAACCTTCAAGCTCACGTCCAGAATACAAGGAACGTGCGCCATCGAAATTATAGATCATACTATAAATAGCTTTATCACTATGCTTCAGAGACTGCATCTCCGGTAGCGACTTTAAATGCATGAGGAACTTTCGAACCAAACCTTGCATTGTCGAAAATCGTAAAAGCCTATAAATAGCAAGAGCTCTAACACAAACTATTGCAAAATCATCCTTCTTAGAGGCATATGTAATACTCGAAAGTAATTTATTAATATTGGGTATAAAATTGTATGTAGGTGCTCCTAAGGAACGAAGGCCAAGGAAAGAGACTTTACAATCTCCTATCCCACGTTCTACAATACAGGCTGAAGGTTTAACTATCAATGAATAAAACAGATAGTTATCAACCAGCTCTTTCTTGAAATCAGTGTTCTCTAAACCAAAGAACTCCGAATTGCAACCACCGGTGTTATCATCACCAAAAATGCCAAGATCAACATTCTCGATAATTTCATCCAATGTAGGCATCCTACCATAATGATAGTAGAATATTTTAACAAAGAGCCGAAACAAAATTATGACGTGCGCGACACAATTATCTTCAGTAGTAGAACCACTTCCTGATGGGTTTCCACACGGACGCTGGAAAAGTGACCCATCATGAGTAAGGAACACAGATTCACAAACACCGCTTTCGACATATACGAAATCTTTCTTGTCTTGTTCAGACATGTGTCTCTCCATATGTTCATATTTAAGTCTATAAACATCTCGCATGATCTGGAGTTTACGATCCCATCCAGACACGTCGGATTCCCAACGTAGATCATACTTAGAGAGAGAATAAAAGAAATCTTGTATGCCACCATATTGTAGCACCATACCATATTTGATCCAATGCGTACGGGCGTGCTTCATCATCGTTTTTTGAGCTCTAGTGAAAAGTAGTTTCTGCCTTATAACTAATTCTAAAGGCGCGATTTGAAAAGTTCTAAGTTTATCTTCTTTTAAATCAAGTATATCTAACTTTTCATCTCCTTTACCAGAGAGGACCCAAATCGGAGTACAGTAAGAATCATGTACCTCAATAAAATCACGATGTGTTATAGCGTCCATTTTATTTTTACAACCAAGCGTTTTCCATGGATAACCAGGAGACTTGTCCCATTCGACACTGATTGGGCCACCAGGTGGTTGATTATAAAATGGTTCACAATATTGACTTGCTAATTTACACGCATGTTCATGAAATATATCTCTCTTGAACTCTAGCGGATAATCCATTTTGTGAGCAGACTTCCAATAACCTTTATAATTAACTTTTACAGGTCTATATGTTGAAAGATTGACAAGCTCATCTCTGAATTCAAAATCAGCAATATAGGGTGTCAGTGAACTTGAGTATGTTTCGTCACCAAGGGGGTAACTGTGGGATACTCGACCCACGCACTTGAGGTGCTTGAAGCAATCGTTTAAGGAGGATTGGACTCCCTGCAGTCTGTGCCACTGCAATGGCAATACTATTGGTTTTTTGCCTCTTTTTGAGAGTCTTGTTGACTAGCAAGCTCCATTGGACACGTAATAAGACTCCATTTACGGAACAAATTACCTTGGTCTTGCCCATGTGTACCCACATGGAAGCCATAAACAATACCTTCAGACCCGATCACTGGATTACCACAGTGACCTTCTTCAGAGGTGTAATCGACTAAAAACTCATTTGGACGTTGTGCTTTTGATGGTCTGCGTGATGCAGAAATGAAGACATCATTTAACATAATGCCATCACCTGAGTGAGCCCACTCATGAACCACAAGATTGACTTTTTCATCAATTTTCTGGGCTTCGGAATATTTCATAGCAGGGAACGGAAGATTATATTTCGTGACATCTAAAGTACAGATATCATCGAGCTTATCTTTCGATGGTACAAAATCTTCAAGGTCGAGCTCAACAAAATTACTATACAATTTTGTTTTTCCATCATAAGTTGTAGGAATTGCGATTGTGCTAAATCTTAAAAAATGTTCAGGCATAACTAATAACCTCTTGTTGCCAAGAGTTGCATCAAGTACAATAGTGCTTGTTGTTGCGATTATAGTTTCATGCGAGTCTCCCAAAATACATGGAAAACACCCTTTTACAGGTTTACCAATTGCAATAAAGTACGATCCGCGCTGTGCCGCTTCACGACCTTCCTTCTTAACAAATTTTAGTTTTGAACGATCAACAGTATTTATTTTAGGTTTAACTTCAGCTTGTTGTGGACTTTGCTGGACTTCAGCAACAGTATCTATTTTAGGTTTAACTTCTGCTTGTTGTGAACTTTGCTGGACTTCAGCTTTTTTAACAAGTTGTTTTCTGTGCGTATTTTGACACTTACGACAATATCTAATTCTTGGACTTTTTGATTTGACTAAACTAGAGCATTTAACACATGCTCTACCATTCTTTTCAAAATGAGTAAAAGGAGGGACGGTTTCATCCTTCTTGACATCCTTCTCATCCTTTGCAGGATTAACAGGAGGATCAACTTCTTTCTTCTTAACATCCTCTTCATCATCTGCAGAATGACCGCAAGAAACACATGCTTCTTGTCTTTTAACTATCCTATCGGTAGTAGGATCATCATAATCATCATCGTCATCTTCGTCGGAATCATATACTCTCTTTCGGCCTTTAGCAGTTCTGGTCACTGTTACGGTAGTAGTGTTATCTTCAGAATCGTGACCTCTAATGACGCGTCTCCAATCTGCATCATAACGATCTTCGTAAGGATCATAACCTCCTACACGAGCACGATTTCTAAAGTCATTTTTTAAAAGAGTATCATCATCAACATCTTCATCGTCAGTCCATTCTTGATCAGAATCATAATCATCATGTGTATCATAATATGCTTCTACATCATCCACAGACGCAAAACCATAACGTTTGAACGTCTTATGAATACGTTGAGCTTGCTCATCATCATTGACTGCTACAGCAGCCCAAAATGCTTCCGCCAACCCAAGCATATAAATCTTTTCAAGATTGAATCCTCTGTATTTCTT